CGTCACCCATTTGGGGGGCCGCGTCACCCGGACGCAAAAGAGGCCCGGAATTCCGGGCCTCTACGGGTGGAGGTAAGGGGATTCGAACCGCTTAAAGGGCCAATATTACGGGGCCTTTCCCGCATGTTTACGGGAGTAGCGGGGTGCAACGGGGAGCTAGAAACGGCTTTCGGGTGACGGCGTCACCCATGCCCGTGACCGATGTGACCGATGTTTTGATTTGTCCCCTACGCGCGCACGCGTAGAGCGTTATGCGGATCATCGGTCACATCGGTCACCCTGCCTCGAGGAGGGGCTCGTCGGGTCCGAACACCTCGGCGAGCTTGCGGTGGATGACGAGCCTCTCGGATTCGCCGAGGGAGCGGAGCCGTTCGGCGAGGACGTCGAGGGTCACATCGAGGCGCTCGGCGAGGGCCGGCATGTCCAGGCAGTGGAAGAGGTTCGCGGCGAGGGCCTCCACGGGGACGAGCCGTCTGGCGGTGATGCGCTCGACGTGGGCTTCGACGTGGGCGGGCTGGAGTGTGGTGTGTCCGAGCTCGATGTGGACGAGCTCGTGGGCGAGGGTGCAGCGCTCCTCTGTGGCGTCGAGGTCGGTGTCGAGCCAGATGGTCTCGCCGTTGGTGCAGCCGAGCATGTCTCCGGGGAGCGGCGCGCGGACGATCCGGATTCCCCCAACGTATGACCATGGGTCAAACAAATCCATGCATCTTGTGTACTTCATTACACCGACGGTTTAAGGGTGACAGCATCCTCCTACTCTGGGGTAGGGTTCTCCTCCTGCGACTCCTCGGCGGCGGCCTGGGCGCGGCGTGCCCGCTTCGGCGACGGTCCCAGCCGCTGCGTGTTCGCGGCCAGACCGTACGCATCCTGCGGCGGGCCCTCGGCGACACTGCCCTCTGCGAAGTCCTCGTCGCCAGGACCAGCTTCGTCTCCAAGGCCGGCAACGTAGACCTTCGCGCCGAGCTTCCGCTCTATGGGTTCGACCATGGCGAGGATCAGATTATCCAGGGCTTTGCGCTGCTTCGGGGTGAGGCGGGCCGAGGCGGCCGGCGCCTCATACGGCTCCAGGTTGCTTCCGCCGTGCCCGAAGAACGCGTCGAGCTCGGCCGGGGTCATCCGCAGCACTTCGGCCAGCTTGCGGACGGTGGCCGGCGAGGGCTTCCGGTTCTTGCCGATGATGGCCTGCCGGACGGTTTCGACGCCAAGGCCGGTGGCGCGGGCGAGGCCGCGGTAGGAGAGCTCGAGGTTGAGCTTGGCCGCCTGGGTGCGCCACGGCTCGGGTAGTTCGCTCGTCATGTGTCCATCCTTGGTAGGGGTCGCGCGGGTGTGCTGTCCCCGCGTCCACCCCAGATATGGACGCGATGTGTGGACCCTAAGTGCGGTGCTGTGCTCATGTCTACAAATCTCGGGCTAGCTGACTGTCTACTGTCCATCCCAAATGTAGACGGCTCATCTACAAAATACACGCTTGTAGTTAGCGTTTCCGGGGCTATCCGGCTCTTGCGCGACACGCCACTTGTAGATGATGCTGTCTACAGTCTTGCAAGACAACGAGACACCATCTACAGTTAGGAGCACAGCACGATGGCACGGACAACAGCTTGGAGATTCGACGTGAAGCTCATCTCGACCGAGGCGTTCAGGTCCTACGTGGCCCACCGCGGGATGACCATGAAGCAGATCGCCGACAAGGCGGGTGTGTCCCCGCAGCTCATCGGGCACCTGCACTCCGGGCACCGGTCCTCGTGCCGGCCCGAGAACGCCAGGGCCATCGAGAAGGCCCTCGACGCCCCCAAGGGATCTCTTTTTTTGGACCGAGCGTCCATCGTCTCGCGAGACGTACCGACACGCCGCGCAGCCTGAACGCCTGACAAGGCAACCCACCAACCACAAGGACCACACCATGAGCGCCGTCATCCCCACCAGATCGGCCGGTCTGATCGCCCGCGCGGAGCGGGCGCTGCGCACCGACCAGCCGAACCTCGCCCGCATCTACCTCGAGGCAGCCAACACCGCCAAGCACCGCGAGCGCACCGAGCTCCTGGCCGAGAAGGCCCACCTGAAGCTTCGGAAGGCGTTCGAGGACGCCCGCACCCGCGGCAACCTCGTCGCCAACGCGTTCTTCCACTGCGGCGCCGTCATACGCGAGGCCGAGCAGCATGTCCGGCACCTCGCGCAGGCCCTCGCCCCGCTGTACTCGCAGGGGTCGAAGTGAGCACCGACGAACCGCACCTGACCGCGGTGGAGCTCGCCGCCGTGCTGCGCATCGACCCCAAGACCGTGCGGGCGAGGGTCCGCTCCGGCGAGTGGCCGGGGATGGTCCTGGGGCCGCGCACGATCCGGTTCTCCCCCGAGGACGTCGACCAGATCCGGAAGCTGTGCACGGTGAAGCCGAAGCCGGTCAAGACCCGGTCGGCGGCGCGTGACCGGCGGGAGCGGATCAACAACCTCCTCGGCGGTGCCGCATGAGCAGCGAGCTCGCCGCTCGCGTGGATGAGTTCGAATTCCTCACCGAGCAGGGCGTCCCTGCCACCGAGGCTGCACTGCGGGCCGGGTGGCCGACAGTCGAGGCTGCGGAGATCGCCCTGCGCCGCGCAGGCCGCCCGTGCACGGAGCTCATGACCGAGGTATCCCGCCGCCGCCACAGATCCGAGCCGAAGCACGTCTCCGAGGTCATGGGCGAATTCGTCGCCGGCCTCGCAGCCAAGGCAGGCCGTCATGGCTGAGGCGTTCGTGCTCGCCGTCGTCCTCCTGCTCATGGCCGGCGCGGGATGGTGCGCAGACCAGGCCGCAGCCCACGCCGAGGCGGAGGGAGGCGACCCAGAAGTGAAGAACCGCCGCGCCGTGCACGAGCGCCGCATCCACGGCTCCCAGCAGGCCCCAGCACCCAAACCCAGCAAGTAACCCACCACAACCAGCAAGGAGCACCACCATGACCGCAAACCCCGTCCTCGGCGGCCTCGCAACCGACGGCACCGCCACCGACCTCGACCTCGTCGCCGAGCTCGTCGCCCTCGAAGAGCAGGCCGAGCCGATCCTCGCCCGCATCGCCGGGATCAAGGCCGAGCTCGCCGAACGCCACCCGGCGAAGGGCGACTACCCGGCAGGTGACTACACCATCAAGGTCACCGTCTCCCAGCGCCTGGACACCAAGAAGATCGAGGCCGACTTCCCGGTCGCGCAGAACCACGAAATGTACAAGCAGGCCGTCGACACCACGTACGCGAAGGCGGTCCTGCAGAAGCGCGGGCTGCTCGAGCAGTACCAGGTCGCGTCGGCCCCCTCGGTGAAGGTGGCCTGACCCAAATGAGCCTCGCGTTCGCCCCGCCCGCCGCATGGGACTACCGGCAGGAGGCCCCCATGTACGCGTCCCTCACCGGGATCACCCCGGCCGAGGCGATCGCGGACCTGCGCGGGCTGATCGAGCACGGCATCACGAACCAGCCGCGCTCCCTGCAGCGCACCATCGGCCCCTCCGAGATCGGGAACCCCTGCGACCACTGCCTCGCCGCGAAGCTCGCCGGCTGGCAGACCACCGAGAACGATGTGCCCTGGCTCCCCTTCATCGGGACAGCCGTCCACGCCGCGCTCGAGCAGATGGTCCTGACCTACGAGGCGAACCGCAACGCCGTGCACACCACCGGGCGCAGGTTCCTCACCGAGGCCCGCGTCATGGTCGGCACCATCGGCGGCACCGAGATCTGGGGGTCAACGGACCTCGTGGACCTCGAGGCGGGGATGACGAACGACTGGAAGATCGTCGGAGCTTCGACCCTGAAGTCCGCGAAGGCCGGCCCCTCCCAGACGTACCGGGTGCAGGCGCACCTGTACGCGAAGGGCTGGAACGACGCCGGCCACACGATCAACACCGTCGGCATCGCCTACCTGCCCCGGAACGCGGTCAGCCTCTCCCAGGGCGTGTGGTGGCACGAGCCGTTCAACCGGGACCTCGCCGAGAAGGCGCTCGAGCGGGCGAACGAGCTGGACGCGAAGATCCGGCAGCTGAGGATCTTCGGCGACTCGGCGGTGGACGCGTGGATCACCGCTCTCCCCCGCCACAACCGCCAGTGGAACCCGGACATCGCGGCCGGCAAGGAATGCCGCGACTGCCAGCGGTTCCCTGACAACCCCGTCGCGCAGGCCCCGACCGGCCTCGACGACGTCCTCTGAACCCAATCACAGGCAAGCAGCCAAAAACACGAAGGGAAACACAATGTCACTCGATTCACTCGACGAAGTCCTCTCCGGCGGCGGCGCGAAGTCCGCTTTCACGAAGGACTCCCCGCTGGGCACCACGGTGACCGGCACGATCCTGGACGCGAACACGTCGCAGATCCACGACTACATGACCGGTAAGCCGAAGACGTGGGACGACGGGCGCCCGCAGATGCAGATCGTGGTCCGCATCCAGACCGAGGCCCGGGTCGACGCGGACGACGACGGTGTGCGGGGTGTGTACATCAAGACGTGGGGGCCGTGGAAGGAGGCCCTGATGGCGGCGATCAAGGGCATCGGGAAGTCCAAGCCGTCCGAGGCTCTCGTGCCGGGTTACGGGTTCACGGCGACGTTCTCCGGGACGAAGCCGTCGTCGCAGGGTTCGGACACGAAGCTGTACACGTACCGGATCGAACCCCGCGCCTCGCAGGCGCTGGATGACCCGTGGGCGCCCGTGCAGGCCGCTGCACCGGCCCAGCCCGCTCCTGTCACGCCCCAGGGCCCTGCGGTGACGCCCCAGCCGGTTCCTGTTCCGCCCGCTGCCCCTGCGGGTGACCCGGCGGAGTTGGCGAACAAGGCGCGGCAGATGATCGCGCTCGGCCTCCCGGATGCGGTGATCGCGCAGAACACGGGCCTGTCGATGGACATCATCGCCGCCGTCCGCGCCGCAGCCTAACCACCCATCCCCCAAAGACTGGCGCGGTCCCCGTCTCCCCCCTAGTGCGGGGGCCGCGCCACCCCTCACGAACCAAGGAGAACAACGATGGACATCGAAGTCGGAAGCATCGTCAGCATCGGCAAGGCCAAGACCCTCTGGGAAGTCACCCGCCTCGACCACAACGACTGCGCCTCACTCGTGAAGGTCGACGGCGACGGCTACGTCAACCTCACCCGCCCCCTGGCCGACCTCAACCACCAATGCCCTCCATGCCAAGAGGTCACCCTCCACCAGCTCATCGCGGCGAAAGAGCAGGCCCGGCAGGCGGCGCTGGATCTCGCTGACCGGCTGCGGCTGTGGCCGGCCGAGGATGAGGCGTGGGCTGCGCACCGTGCGGCCACGAGGGCGCTGGAGGCATGGACTGCGGCGCGGGACGCGCACTACTCGGGGCGGCGCGCCGGGAACATCGAGTGCGCCATCCGCGAAGCCAAGAAGGCCGCGGCATGAGCTCGAAGACCATCGGACGGGTCACTATCCACCCCGGACGCCGCAGGTCCAAGGACCAGTACATGGGCCGGTTCGGCGGCGGCTGGCAGTACAAGATCGGCGTCACCGTCGGCACATGGGACAAGCGGCGAACGCGGACCATCCTTGTCGCGCTATGGACTGACGAGTACCGCATCACCATTGCCCCCAAGGCGGCGTCGTGAGCGGGACGTGGCGGGTGCGGCGGGTGACCATGGCCGCCCGCAACGCCACAGGCAAACCCCGCCCCGCCCTCGGCAACGCCAACTCCTGGTTCGTCCAAGCCCCCGGCTGCCCCGACGGCCCCCACCCCACCCGCAACTGCGGATGCCGGGTCTTCAAAACCCCCGCCGAAGCCGAAACCTACGCAGCAACCCGCAACAACCCCACCAGCCCTGAGGAGGGCAACCATGGCACAGCAGCCTAAAACCCCGGCAGGCGCCGTCAAGGCAATCATCGAATGGTGCGGCACCACCGACCCCGCCCACGTCCTCGCCACCCGCCTCGCAGACGTCTACCGGCCCACCATCACCACCCCCGCCGAAGCCGACGCACTCCCCCCGAACGCGGTCATCAAGGACGCCGACAAGGCCATCCTGCAGCACGACCTCGCAGGCAAGGACTGGTGGCAGATGGGGTACGAGCACGCCTGCGCCACCAGCGAGATCGTGTTCCCCGCAGTCGTGATCCACCCCGGCGAGGTGGCGGCATGAGCCACGAGGTGAAGGACGGCGGCACCGCCACCCAATGGATCGTCAACGACGCCGGCGGCCTCGACGCCATCACCGACACCGGCGCCGTCGTCGTCGACGCCCGCGGTGTCGCATGGCAGCTGGCACCGTTCGCGGCGTTCGCACCCGACCTCACCTGGCACCGCGCCGGGGAACGGGAAACCGCGGCGTCCAAGGCGCTGCACTTCCCCGTGCGGGTCCTGCAGATGGAAGGGCCGAGGGGGCGGGCCGCGTGATCGGGCAGAGGATCCCCCGGCAGATGGCGTGCCGGGTGAACGACCGGTGGACCGTGTACCGGCTCATCCGCATCCCCTCGTGGGGCAGGTTCCAGGAGCCGTGGATGGCCGTCGCCCCCGGAAAGGCGTATGGGCAAAGGTTCGCCACCCACGCGGAGGCGTTCGCGTTCGCGCAGGGCCGTGCGGTGCGGGACTTCGATGAGCATGTCGAACGGGCACTGCTGGAGGTGTGCTCGTGATGGGCAAGCGGTTCACGGACGCCGAGCTCGCCGCCGAGCACCACGCCACCGTCCTCGAGGTGTACCGCGCCAAGATCCACGGCCGCGGCCACGACTGGGACCTGAACCTCCGCCGCGTCGCCGTGATCCACCGCTTCGCAACCCACCCCCACCACGACGAACCGGAGGACCACGATGCCCAGGGCCGCTGAGATCCTCGCGGAGACGTTCCCGCAGATCGTCGGGTTCGACGCCACCGGGCTCACCTGCGAGCAGGTCCACTACTTCCTCGGGGAGTCCGCCGGGGTCGCCTACTTCCAGTACAAGTTCCTCACCGAAGCGAGCCAGTCATGATCGCCGCCCTCACCGAAGAGGCCATCGCCGCCGTCCTCGTCCGCCACCCCTACTCGTTCCTCCGTGGCGGTCGGTATGTGTGCTCGGGGTGCGGCGCCCCGGCCGGGATCCTCGGGTCCGGGATGAATGCCGCGCATGCCGCGCACCTGGGCGCGATCGTCGCGTTCATCGTCAAGACGGCGCAGGACAAGGAGCCGACCAATGCTGCCTAAAGCCACGATCTTCGACGTCGACGGCACCCTGTGCAACGTCCAGCCCATCCGCCACCACATCCTTCTCAACCACCCAGACAACCCCGGCTACCGCGACTTCGACCACTTCCACAAAGCCTCGGTCTGGTGCGACCCCATTCCCCACGTCGCCGAAGCGGCGAGGACCCTCCACGAGAGCGGCGGCAACGTCATCGTCGTCACAGCCCGCCGCGACCGGTACCGGCCCCACACCCTTGCGTGGCTTTCCCGCCACAACATCAGCTGGACCGAACTCCACCACCGCTCCGACCACGACACCCGGGTCGATTCCGAGGTCAAGCGCGAGATCCTCGCCGACCTGCGCACCAGGTACACCATCACTGCTGCGTGGGACGACAACCCCAATGTCATCGCCCTCTGGGAAGCCGAGGGAATCCCCGTCACCGTCGTGCCCGGATGGCTCGACGACCCCACCCTCGTCTGAAAAGGACCGCGAATGCCTGAGCTCGACTGGCCCGACGTACCCGAGAGGCGCTGCCCCGGCTGCGGGACCCGCCTCAACCACCAGGACACCCACACCTGCGACACCAAGGAGAAGCCATGAGCAAGCAGCGCGACGAGCTCGCCAGCCTCATGGGCGACGACGAGCGCAAGTCCTGCGACGCCATCGTGTGGGACGGCCCGTACCGCGTGCGCTGCGGGTATGTGCTCGTGAACGACCAATGCGTCCGCCACGATGTCCCGTTCGGCAGGTTCGCCAGCCAGCGGCAGACAGAGGTGGGGAACGCGTGAGCCTCATGGAAGCCATCGTCGCCCCCGAATGGGTCGCCGACGCCCTCTGCGCACAAACCGACCCCGAACTGTTCTTCCCCACCAAAGGCGGCGACGGCTCCCCCGCCGCGAAAGCCGTCTGCCGCCGCTGCCCCGTCCGCGCCGAATGCCTCGCCCTCGCCGTCTCCGACCCCTCACTCGACGGCATCTGGGGCGGCACCAGCAACCGCGAACGCCAAGCCCTCCGCAAACAGCAGCCCGGAAGGAGAGCAGCATGAGCGCCGCCGGAGTCAACCCCTGCCACACCTGCGGAACCCCCATGCGCCCCCACCAGGGCAAAGCCGCCGACTACCCCGGCACCATCGCCCGCAAGAACAACACCACCTGCCAATCCTGCAACCAGCGCACCAAACGCCAAAACCGGCGACGACGCCGCGACACCAACATGCTCGAACCCGACGAGCTCGCAGCCGTCCCCGGCCTCACCCGCCTCATCATGGCCCGCCGCCAACGAGGCATACCCCCAACAGGCGCCCGCACCGCCGCCTAAAGAACACCCCGCACCACGCTTCGAGAAGACAGGAACACACCCCACGCATGGCCGCCCAAACAGCACTCGAAGCAGCCCTCGAACTCCACGCAGCCGGCATCAGCGTCGTCCCCGTCAAAAACGACGGATCCAAACGCCCCGACGGCGCCTGGAAGCAATACACCACCGGCCGCGCCAGCCACACCGAACTCCGCACCTGGTTCCACGACGGCACCCTCGGCGTCGGCGTCGTCACCGGCCCCATCAGCGGCAACCTCGAAATGCTCGAAGTCGAAGGCCGCGCCGCCCACATGCTCGGCGAACTCGCCCAAGTCGCCGCAGACAGCGACCTCGGCGACATCTGGGCCCGCCTCTGCACCGGCTGGCTCGAACAATCCCCCTCCGGCGGATTCCACTGGCTCTACCGCGTCCACCTGCCCGACGGCACCAAATTCCCCGGCAACACCAAGATCGCCAAAGACGAACGCGGCGACGTCCTCGCCGAAACCCGATCCGCCAACGGCTTCACCGTCGTCGCCCCCTCGAGCGGCACCGTCCACCCCACCGGGAAGCCATGGGTCAGGCTCGCCGGGGGCCCCTCGACGGCGCCCACCCTCACCTGGGACGAACGCGAAGCCGTCCACAACGTCTTCGCTGTCGTCCTCGGCGCACCCGACCCCGAACCCGAGACGCCCTCCGAGCTCGACCTCGCCCTCACCGCTCCCGGCCCCCGCGCCAGCGACGGCGTCTCCCCCGGGGACGACTTCGAGGCCAAGACCGACTGGAAGGACATCCTCACCGGCTGGACCCACGTCACCACCAGGGGCCGCACAAGGTTCTGGCGGCGCCCCGGCAAGGACACCCCCGGGTTCTCCGCCACCACCGGCCGCGCCGAGGACCGCGACCGCCTCTACGTCTTCTCATCCTCCACGGTATTCCAAACAGAAACCCCGTATACCAAGTTCGGGGCCTACGCGCTGCTCAACCACGGCGGCGACCACCAGGCCGCAGCCCAAGCCCTCCAGCAGAAAGGCTTCGGGCAGCGCCCCGCACCCCGCCTCGAGCTCGTCGCCGACAACACCCGCCCAGCCGCCCCGCAGCCGGCACAGCAGCGCTCCCACGGGTCCTCGGCCCTCGCCACCGTAACCGTGCTCGCACCCCGCGACGACGACCGCCACGCCCTCGCAGAAACCGACACCGGCAACGCCCGCCTCCTCGTCGAAACCTACGGCGACACCCTCCGCTACTGCACCGACCGCGGCCGCTGGCTCGCATGGAACGGGCACGTCTGGAAATGGCAGCCCTCCGACGGCGGCCTCGCCCGCGAATACGCCAAAGACATCGCCGCCCACCTCCCCGCCGGGAACAACGCCGAAACCGCCTACCGCCGCAAAGCCCTCTCCGCCAAGGGCACCACCGACATGCTCATCCAAGCCCGCACCGACCCCCGCATCACCGTCACCATGGACGACCTCGACAACCGGCCCTGGGAACTCAACACCCCCGGCGGCATCATCGACCTCACCACCGGCAACCTCCTCGACGCCGACCCCGCCAAACTCCACACCCGCACCACCTCCTGCACCCCCGACCCCAACGCAGACACCCAGCTGTGGGAGAACTTCCTCGCCACCACCTTCCAAGACCCCGAACTCACCGGGTACATGCAGCGCCTCATCGGCTACTCCTGCGTCGGCAAAGTCCGCGAACACATCCTCCCCTTCGCCTACGGGCACGGCGGCAACGGCAAAGGCGCACTACTCGAAGCCGTCGTCGCAGTCCTCGGCGACTACGCCACCACCTCCCCCAACGGGTTCCTCATGGCCTCCAACTACGCCCAGCACTCCACCGAGATCGCACGCCTCGCCGGCGCCCGCTTCGTCATCTGCTCCGAAGTCAACGAATCCGACCGGTTCGACGAAGCCAAGGTCAAGCAGCTCACCGGCGGCGACACCCTCACCGCCCGGTTCATGCGCCAAGACGACTTCACCTTCACCCCCACCCACCACCTCTGGCTCATGGGCAACCACCAGCCCGCCGTCGAATCAGGAGGCAACAGCTTCTGGCGCCGCCTCCGCCTCATCCCCTTCACCCACACCGTCCCCGAGGCCGAGCGCATCGAAGACCTCCAAGGGATCCTCGCCACCGACCACGGCCCAGCCCTCCTCAACTGGATCGCCGTCGGCGCCGCCCACTACCACCAGCACGGACTCCAGGAACCCGCCTCCGTCACCGAAGCCACCAAGGACTACGCCCACGACGTCGACACCGTCGCCCGGTTCCTCGAAGAAGACACCACCCTCCACCCCGGCCCCAACGCCAACAGCTTCGCCACCACCTGCTCAGCCCTCCGCAACGCCTACGAGACCTGGTGCAAGGCCAACGGCGAAACCCCGCTCAAAGGACGCGGGTTCCAGTCCCAGCTCGTCAAGCACGGCATCACCGTCGGCGCTGCCGCACCCCGGGCAAGGACAGCGAAGATGTACGGCGGAGTCACCCTCAACAGCGCCGAAACCGAACCCGACGAGCACGACGGCGACAGGGGCGGATTCTGATGCGCCCTGTGACCGAACGGTCACACCCACCCCGTGACCGTGTGACCGAACATTCAACAGGTTCTCTACGCGTGCGCGCGCGTAGAGCAAACGACGAAAGCTCGGTCACACGGTCACACCCACAGCACCGGAACCCCCAAAGCGTGACCGATGTGACCGATATTTTGATTTGTCCTCTACGCGCGCGCGTACGCACACACGTAGAGCGATCAACGGAATGTCGGTCACATCGGTCACAGCACCACCCCGAAGGCCGCACACCATGACCACCCACACACCCCCACAGGCACCACTCCCCCTCGGCATCCCCGCAGCGTTCCCAGCCGAACTCCGATGGCTCCTCGCACTCCCCCCATGGGCACAAGACCAAGCCCAACAGGCCTACGCCAACCGGCTGTCCATGCACGCCCGCCCAGAACCCTGCCCCCGCTGCGGCAACATCACCCTCCACGCCCTCGACGACGAATACGACGGCGCCACCCACGCCACCACCGACATGGTCCTCATCGACCCCAACACCGAGCTCGA